CCGCATACTTCCACTATCAAAGCCATATCCAAAGCGTACAAAAGAGCAGGCATCAGAGGACCACTCTGATCTGGGCGGTGCAACTCCGACCTGTACGCTCCAATCAAAAGCATCGTTATGAAGAAAGGTAATCAAGGTGATGGTGGCGGTAGACCTATAATAGAGTTTACTAAAGAAGAAATCACTCAACTTGAGGCATTAGCGGCTGTACTTACTAAGGGGCAAATAGCTGATTACTTTGGCATTTCTGAAACAACTTTAAGAGCAATAGAGGAACGACAGCCAGAAGTTTCTGACGCTTATAAAAAAGGAAGGGTAAGACAGTGCGCCAGTATGGGTTCTAACCTAATACAATTAGCTAAAGCAGGTAATGTAGCGGCTAATATTTTCTACCTTAAAACGCAAGCAGGATGGAAAGAAACAGAATCAGACGTACAAGAAATACCGCCTATCAATATTATAGTAGATAGCAATGCAACTCACGCCCCCACAGAGTGAAATATTTTGTAATCCTGCTCGTTTTCGCAACTGCGTCGCAGGGCGTAGATTTGGCAAGACACATTTATCTGTCACCGAACTTCTTAAAGCGGCAACCTCTGGAAAGAACAAGAATTGTTGGTATGTAGCACCGACCTACGGAGCGGCCAAAGAGATCGCTTGGGATATGCTTATACATACTATCCCAGATGAGTACATTGTTAAATCAAACGAAAGCGCATTAACTCTTAAATTGATTAATGGCTCTGTGATTAGCCTCAAGGGTGCTGAGAAACCTAACAACCTTAGAGGACGAGCATTGGACTTTGTTGTCCTTGACGAGTTCGCAGATATGCGGCCAGAAGCATGGTATGAGGTTATACGGCCATCTTTATCAGATAGGGAAGGTTCAGCCCTATTTATTGGTACGCCTAAAGGTCGCAATCACTTCTATGACTTGTGGGCTAGTGGAATGGATGGCGCAGAAGGTTGGGCTAGTTTCCAATACACAACTTTAGAAGGTGGCAATGTCCCAGAGGCAGAGGTTGAAGCGGCTAGAATAGACTTAGATGAACGAACTTTTAACCAAGAATATTGTGCAGAGTTTGTCACCTACAGCGGATTAATATATTATGGGTTTAGTAGAGAGTTATCCGTTACAGATTATCCTGATAATGGTGGCACTTTGCTTGTTGGGATGGACTTCAATTTAGACCCAATGTCAGCCGTGATCTGCATTCGTAAAGGCGAGATGCTGTATGCCGTTGACGAGATTGTCATTTATGGGTCTAACACTGACGAGATGGTTGCGGAGATAAAAGACCGCTATCCGAATCGTCATATAATAGTTTATCCTGACCCTGCATCAAGACAGCGCAAGACAAGCGCAGGTGGTCGAACAGATTTGTCGATCTTACAGAACGCAGGTTTTTCGGTGAAAGCCAAGAAATCTCATGCTCTGGTTAGAGACAGAATTAACGCAGTAAATAGCCGTTTACTAAGTAGCAGTGGTGAACGGAATTTGTTTGTCAGTCCAAAATGTAAGCAGACTATTAAGAGTTTGGAACGGCAGACATATAAAGAAGGAACGAGCATACCGAATAAAGATGGGTTCGATCATATGAATGATGCCCTTGGCTACTTGGTAGAATACTTGTTCCCTGTTCGCACAGAATACGATACACCACAACCTACTAGGTGGACTTGATGACCAACAAAAGCATAGACACAACGCACCCTGAATATGACAGCAACAAGGCTCAATGGGAGTTTTATTTACGATCATACATGGGTGGGCAAAATTACATTGATGGGGCGTATCTAACGCGCTACATCAGCGAAGATAAAAATGATTACAGCAGGCGATTAGACCTGACCCCAATGGATAATCACTGTAAGAACATCGTTCACATATACAGTAGTTTCCTTTGGCGCGTACCTCCAACAAGAGCCTATAACTCACTGGCTAATAATGTTGCCCTTGAACCATTCTTAAAAGATGCTGACCTTGATGGCAGAAGTTTCAATGCGTTTATGCGCGAGGCTCAGATATGGGCAAGCGTCTATGGTCACGTATGGCTAATGATGGACAAGCCAAAAAGCACAGCAGGAACTAAAGCAGAAGAACTTGCGCAAGACATTCGCCCTTATGTGACGATGTTTACACCTGAGAACGTATTTGATTGGGCATACGAGAGAACCCCTAGCGGACGTTTTAAGCTGACTTATTTAAAGGTAAGGGAATCTATAGATAGAGTGTCAGACACCGTTACAGAGGTTTACTACCGCATCTGGCGTGAAGATACTGTTGAGTTGTGGCACAGCACAGGTGACGAAGAGAAAAGAATTGAAGTTGAAGATAATGTGCTTGGTCGCATCCCTGCTGTTTTCCTACCTGCACAGCGTTCAGTTGTGCGTGGAATAGGAATAAGCGATATAAGCGATGCCGCCTATATGCAGAAAGCTATCTACCAAGAGTTAAGTGAAATTGAACAGCTTATAAGAATAAGCAACCACCCGACTCTGGTGAAGTCATACGCCACAGATGCTAGTGCAGGAGCAGGTGCTATTATTAATATGCCTGATGATATGGACCAAGGGCTTAAACCTTATCAGATGCAACCAAGCGGTCAGAACCTAGATGCTGTACGCAATTCAATCGATGACAAGGTTGAGTCTATTAATCGCATGGCTCATATGGGTGCAGTTCGTGGCACTCAGGCAATGACGCAATCAGGCGTGGCGATGCAAACTGAATTCCAAATGCTTAATGCGAAACTGTCGGAAAAGGCTGACCTATTGCAATTAGCAGAAGAGCAGTTATTTGTGCTGTTTTGTGATTGGCAAGACATTGCCCCAGATGTAGAGATATTCTATCCAGATGCATTTGACCTTAGAGATTACGATAAGGAATTAATGTTCCTACAGCAGATGCGCTCTACTGGCGTTAAATCAGCCACTCTATCTATGGAGATTGACAAGAAGATCAGTGACCTAATATTAGACGATGAAGTGTTAGCTAAGGCACACGCTGAGATTGAATCAGGCGTTCAGGTATTAGGGCAATTTACAGCACCGAGTATTGAGCCAGAAGAATAATGCCTGCTGACGTAGATCACGTTGAAGAACTAGCAAGGTTAGCCAAACTACATCAAGAACGGCTAACCGAAGCCCTAGAGACTTTAGAGAACCGAATAGCTGACCTGATGGCAACTGCGCCATTAAAGGATGGAAATCTATTTGATCTTGAGTGGGCTATTCAGGCAAGAGCAGAAATCAGGCAAGCGATTGAGGCTGAATATTTAACCAAGGTTGATGCTATTGTAAGAGAGTATGCCGCTGTCGCTGAATCAACTATGGCTATGCTAGGTACTTACGGTTCATTTACTAAAATAGACCCTAGCGTCATATCACAATTACAAAAATTAACTTTCCAAGGCTTTGAGGATATAGGTCAAGAGTATCTTGATATTATCGGCAAGGCGGTTTATGAGAATACGCTTACTGGCGTTTCATTTGCTGAGAGTGTAAACACTGTTAAACAGGCTGTAGGAAGTGATATGGCTCGCTACGCTAAACAACAAGTGCATGACTCCCTAATGCAGTTTGATCGCTCACTTAACACTGCTATAGGCAAAGAGGCAGGGGCAACCAAGTGGAAGTACGTTGGGCGAATTATAGAAACAACTAGACCATTCTGCCGCAAGCATGAAGGTCAAATATTTACAGAAGAAGAAATTATGAAAACATGGGGTGACTCTTGGGCAGGTAAAGCGTCAGGAAACCCATTTATCGTTTGCGGTGGCTACAACTGCGGACATGGATTTAGACCAGTATTCTAAGGAGACTATAATGCCAAAAGGTAAAGGTACATACGGAAGCAAAGTAGGACGACCCAAAAAGAAGAAGAAACCCAAGAAATAATTAGTATGCTATACTGTTGATTCACCAAAATACTCTATATGAGGAGCGCGACATGAGCGAAGAAACCATGGAAACTAAAACTGATGATGATGTGGTAGACAATCAAAATCAGGCAAAGACTTTTACCCAAGATGAATTAGACCGAATCGTTGCTGATCGGGTTGCAAGAGAACAGCGCAAGTTTGACAAAAAGCTATCAGGCATTGATTTAGATGATGCTAAAGATATGATGGCTCAACGTGAAGCCGCAGAACTCGAACGACAGAAAGAGCGCGGAGAATTTGATTCAATCTTAAAGACTACCGTTGAAAAGAAAGACAAGGAGATACAAAGTTATAAGAGCAAGCTACAGCAAACACTGGTAGACGGTGCTTTGTTAAATGCGGCAAGCCAGAATAACGCTGTATCACCAGAACAAGTTTCATCACTATTAAAAAGCAACACTCGACTCTCAGAAGATGGAGCAGTTGAAGTGCTAGACGCAAATGGAGTACCGCGTTACAATGATGGCGGTGATCTACTATCCGTCAATGAAATGGTGACGGAATTTTTAACAGTTAATCCTCACTTTGTCCGAGCCTCCCAAGGTGGTAACGGCAGTCAAGGTAACACTGGTGGCTCAACGCAGAAGCCTCAATCTGTGGCAGACATGGTTGCAAACTGGTCTGATGGTGGTAAAGAAGCATTTGCCGCTATGAAGAAAAAGCAATCAACCTAACCACACTTTTAATTTTTTGAGGATTTAATCATGGCTGTAACAACTAGTTCAACTTTAGACGATCTATTCGTCAACATCATCGCTCAGGCTCGCTTTACCGCAGAAGAGCAATCACTCATGCTTGGTCTTGTTACTCAGTACAACATTGGTAACGAAGCAGGCAAAACCATACAAGTGCCTAAGTACCCTGCCATCAGCGCGGCTGATTTGACAGAAGGAACGGATATGTCTAGCACTACTGTTAGCACTTCATCTGTTTCTGTAACTGTCGGTGAAGTAGGCGCACAGGTAATCTTAACTGACCTTGCTACTATGGGCGCAGGAAACCCTGCTGATGAGTTAGGTACTGTTCTTGGTAACGCTATCGCTACTAAGATTGATACTGACCTTATCGCTTTGTTTGATGGGTTTAGTTCATCATTCGGTACAGCAGGTTCAGAGACTTCTGTTGCTGATTTGTTCAAGGCCGCGGCTACTCTACGTGCTAACAAAGTAACTGGCTCTATGGCCGCTGTTGTTCACCCATATCAGGCATACGCTATTAAAGCTAACCTGACTAACACGTTCGCTAATCCGAATGGTGGTGACGCTCAGAACGAAGCTATGCGTAATGGCTACGTTGGAACTATCGCAGGTATTGACGTTTATGAATCAGCTAACGTTACTATCGATGGCAACGGTGATTGCAAAGGTGCTGTATTTGCACCAGAAGCACTTGCTATTGCTATGAAGCGTGACTTCCAGATCGCTCCACAGCGTGATGAGAGCCTCCGCGCTTGGGAATTGAATGCAACTGCTGTCTACGGTGTAGGCGAGTTGGATGATTCCTACGGTGTTGAAGTTCTAGGTGACGCAACTCTGTAAGACTATATCGCCCCCTTTTCGGAGGGGGCTTTCTTACGAGGTATATATGGCAATTACTTATCGCGGTATTAAATTTGAAGGCTATAATAAGCCAAAGCGCACCCCTAACCATGACAGTAAGAGCCACGCTGTATTAGCAAAGGAAGGCAACAAGATCAAGCTGATTCGTTTTGGTCAAAAGGGTGCTGATAATAAACCGCCCAGAAAAAATGAAACCGAAGCAGACAAAGCTAAAAGACGATCTTTCAAGGCGCGATTTGCAAAACAGATAGCTAAAGGGCGCAAAGATAAAACCGCATCAGCGGCTTATTGGGCAGACAAGGTGAAGTGGTAATGGCATTTTCTAACGACACAAATTTAACTGATTTAGTCCCAGATATATTGACGCTTGGAATATCGTCTTTTTCTGATGATCACGCTAAAGCGCAAGCAGATATTGAGCGAGAATTACGCATCAAATGGTGGGCTAAAAAAGGCATATCAGGTGAGATGGATAACAGCAAACTCACTGACTCTCAATTTACACGTTGTGCATCTTATTTGGTGCTATGGCGTTACGCTCTACCGCAACTCACTAATTGGGTTGATGGTGACAGATTTCAGGGCATGATAGAATTCTACCGCGCAAGATATGGTGAAGAGTTAGAGGCTATATTTGGTGATGGTGTAGAATATGATGATGATGGTGATGGCACTATCGACAATGATGAAAAGAATGCACTGAATGCTAATAGGCTCGATAGGTAATGAAGTTTGAAGTTAACGCTGATTTTCGGCAAGCATCTAGGTCTTTAAAAAAGAAAAATAAAGATTTAAAGTCAAGTGTCAAAAAAGCGTTATTAATTACAGCCTTAAAAGGAATTAACATCATTGAGGATAGAACTTCTAAGGGAAGAAGTTTTAAAGGAACATTTTTTAAGAAATATAGCGCAAGTTATGCCGCATATAGATTAAAAAAAGGAAGAAGCACAAAGCCAGACTTACAATTTACTGGTCAGATGATGGGGAGTATGTCAGCAATATCTACAAGTCGATATGCAGAGATTTATTTTACTAGAGCCGCAGAGTCCAAAAAGGCGGCAATGAATAATAAAAGCAGACCGTTTTTTGGGTTTAGTAGAAATGAACAAAAAACTCTAAGCAAAACTTTTGAAAGGTATTTAAAGTGAGCGTAAGAGAAGAAATAGCAGACAACATAGTTACTACCCTGCAAGGCATTACAGCCCCAGTAGCGGTAAAGTATGCCACTAGAGAGCCATTTGACTTTCAAAAGCTATCTAATGCTCAATACCCTGCTATTCTTGTTCGCAGTGCAGATGAGAGCAGAGAAGATGCCTCAATAGGCGGCTCAATAACCCAAAGGATGGGAACGATAAATTACGAATTAGTATGCTTTGTTAAAGGTTCTACCATTGACAGTGCAAGAAACAATATAATTGAAGCGATTGAAGAGGGACTTGATGTTGATCGTAGCAGAGGCAATAAAGCCATTGACACGCAAGTTATCAACATTGAGATTGACGAAGGTTCTATTGACCCCATTGGTGGGGTCATTATTACGGTTCGCGTTGTATATCAGTATACTCGCGGCACAACTTAACTTAACTTAAAAAGGTACATATCATGGCGACTAAAACAGGCGCATCTGGAGTAGTAAAAGTACAAGTCTCAGGCACGACTGTTGCCGTGGTAGGCGAAGTGCGTTCTTTCACGTTTGACGGTTCAGCAGACACTATTGAAGATTCAGTAATGGGCGATTCTTCTAGAACTTACAAGCAAGGCTTAAAAACCAACACAGTTTCTATCGAATGCTATTGGGATGAGGCAGATGCACAGCAGTTAATTCTTGACGAACGTGCTGATGTAGATTTTGAAATCTATCCTACTGGCACTGGTTCAGGCGAGACTTTCTTTTCAGGCGGTGGCATTGTAACTTCT